TGATTAAGAAAGTTGGTTTTAGAATCAAAGGACAATCAGCTCTCTTGATGCACCGTTTTCCTTTCGAGCCGATCGAGGCGATCGAAAAAAAGACAGCAGAAGAGCAGGCTGAATATGCGGCCTATCGCCATCCCCAAACTAAAGAATTATTTATTCCCGCTATTGCTCTCCAAAGAGCGCTGGTATCGGCGGCGACTTATTCTAAGGGAAAGGGTAGAGCGAGTCTTCAGAAACCGGTTGCGGCATGTGTGATGGTAGAACCAGAATATCTTTTACTAGGTAAAAAGAATTACGAAATAGACCTACGGCCAGTCGTTGTGCCGGCTACCAAGGGAAGGATTATGCGGGCGAGGCCAAGGCTGGATGAGTGGGAGGTGGAAGGGCAAATAAGTTACGACGACTCAATTCTAAAGGAAACAGAATTGAGGAAGGTCGTTGATGATGCTGGTTCGAGAGTCGGATTACTCGACTTCAGGCCAGAGCATAAAGGACCATTTGGGCGTTTCATTGTAACTCATTGGAGCGACTGAATGGAAAGGTTTGGCAAGGTTTGGCAAGGCCAGGCCTGGCAAGGCACGGTCGGGTTTGGTTAGGCAGGGTGGGGTGTGGCTAGGTGGGGCAAGGCAAGGTGAGTAGTTTGGAGTAAAATGGGATGACCAAGAAAGAAGTCGAAAAGTTAAACAGCGTCAAGAGGGTGAAGATGGCCGATATTAAGGACACGGCCGAGGATAAAAAATATCGGGAGGGTTACAGGGCGGGATTTAACACCTGTCGTAGAAGGATTAGGAGGTTATTAGTAAACGGGGTATGAATAAAATTATTTGCGGTGATGCTCTGGAAGAATTAAAAAAACTTTCAGATCAATCGGTTCAGATGTGCGTAACTAGCCCGCCCTACTACGGCCTTCGTGATTATGGAACGGCTACTTGGGTGGGCGGAGACGAGAAGTGTAACCATAGAGTTGATAGATTTGCTAATAGAAAAATTACAGATAATACCAGAATAGACCAATCAAAGCAAAAAAGTTTAGCAGGAGAATTTGTGGCTAATGGGCAACAATGTCCTAAATGTGGCGCAATCCGCCAGGACAAACAAATTGGCCTAGAAGAAACCCCTGATTGCAAGCTAAGGGGATTTATGAAATTGCGAGCTGATTTAACTCCAAATCAGCAAGCGTTCGTGGCCCAACGGTTAAAGGACGAGGGGTATTTTTATGTTTAGTATAATGACATTTTTTGCACAAAGTAATTCCATTAGAAATAACATATCTCAAATCGGGGTTAGGCCCCCATGGTTCAATATGATGAACATTCAGCTTTCCACCATGTTGTTGACATGCTTGGCAAGTATAATTATCTCTTTTCAAAACCTTGTTTCTAAAATCAATATATTCTTGTTTTTGAAATTCTTTGTTTCTAATTGTAGTAAAACCACCTTGCCAATTAGGGTGTTTATTGCCTACCAAATGGGAGTTACGAGGGGGAATACAACCAGCCCTTTTAACCCCAATTCCAATATTCTTTTTCCATTGAGATGTAAGATTTCTCCCTCTATGAGCCGCCGCAATTTTAGGAATAGCTTTTTGTCTTGCTTCTTTAGTCATCAACTGCTTTTGCCGATGAGTTTGTTTGGCGATTTTAGATATTTTATTTCTTACTTCTGGAAGACGTTGGGGATTATTATGGAGATTTGTATAAGTTGCTCTACAAGAATGGCCACAGAAATATTTGCCACGACTTGTATAGGATTTTTTGCATTGTTTACAGACTTTTTCCATAAGTCTATTCTAAACCAATATGTTATACTTTGTCAAGGATAAAATACCGAAAGATTTACTTGAATATTTTGAACCCGCAGAATGTGGGAGGTGTTATATCTGTAAACTTGTTGAGGTGTTTAGAGAAGTGAAAAGAACATTAAAGGACGATGGGACATTGTGGTTGAATTTGGGGGATAGTTATTATACTTCTGCACCAGGAAATAATAATAATAAAACTACAGATATTGATGGAGTTTATAATCGTAGGATGATAAGACAATTAGGACACGGAGAAGATAAAGGATTGATTTATAAAAAATTGTCTGGATATAAACAAAAGGATTTACTTGGTATTCCGTGGCGTGTCGCCTTCGCCCTGCAAGCAGACGGCTGGTATTTACGCCAAGAAATTATATGGGCCAAGCCGAACCCAATGCCAGAATCCGTTAAAGATAGATGCACAAAATCCCATGAATATCTTTTTTTATTAGCCAAGAACCAGAAGTATTATTTTGATAATGATGCGATAAGGGAACCTCATGTAGCTAGAGAAAATAGGCCGTACGGAGTAGTTAGAGACAGAAGATTAGGGTACAACAGTAAACAATCAAAATTACGCAAATCACCTCCCAACAAGGGTAATATTGATAATCATAAAAATAAATATGCTGGTATGGCTTCACATCTTACGGCCGACGGTTTTATTCCGAACGCTTATTATCACCCTCTTGGTCGTAACAAGCGTTCCGTCTGGACAATAACAACCAAACCATACAAAGAAGCCCACTTTGCCACCTATCCACCAGAACTGGTAACTCCTTGTGTTTTGGCTGGCTCAAGGGAGGGCGATGTTGTTCTTGACCCCTTTATTGGCAGTGGTACTACCGCTTACGTGGCGAAGAAACTCGGCCGACAATACCTTGGAATTGAACTTAACCCTGAATATGTCGATATGGCTAATAAACGACTCACACAACTTCAAGAAAGGTTACTTTAATTAAAGTGATATAATTAAAAAATGATTGTTAAGTTTATAGCCGACAAAGTGAAGGTAAAAACAGGTCGGGTGGACAATTCGGCCGTGGTTGAGTTTGAAGTCGGTGAGTACCAACTTGACAAGATAAAGGAATTGGTCGGTGTTATCGGCTTAAATTTGAAAGTAACGGTGCAAGATGAAAAGGTTTGATCCTAAATTAAAGGATATGTTGTGCGAGGCGCTCGAGCGATTTCCCTTTTTCAAGTATGCCGCTAAGATGTGCCTTATCAGCGCCGATACCTTCAAAATTATGAGGGACGAAGATAAGGATTTCTCGGCTAGGTGCGAGGCTTCTCGGGCTAGAGGAATGTTAAAGTATGCTAATAAGGCGACTCCAGACTTTATGTTAAAGTGCGCCGATCCCGAAACTTTTAAGGATAGAAAGGAAGTTGAGGTGGACGCGAAGATAAAGTTTGAAATGGTTAGCTACAATGACACAAAGGATACTAAGAATCCCGTATAATTTTGTCGCAAGAGAGTATCAGGTAAACTTTCTACGTGAGGTTCAGAAAGCCATCGAGGGACGGTCGGAAAAGAGATACTTTTACCAGTTGTGGCACAGGCGAAGCGGGAAGGATAAGGTCAACATTGCGGATACAGTACCCAGAAAATTGCTTAGTGAACCGTGTTTGGTTAAGTACGTTTATCCTACATTGGTTATGGGACGGGATCACCTTTGGGATGGAATCGGTGGCGATGGGTTTAGATATATTGAACATCTTCCCGAGTTTATTCGGTCGAGTGAGCCAAACCAATCGAGGATGACCGTTTCGATTAAGGGTGGGTCTCTTTTTCAAGTCGGCGGGAGCGATCATCCCGACTCCCTTCGAGGGGGAAATCCCAAGTTGGTTATCTTTTCGGAGTGGGCTGATCAAGACCCGTATGCTTGGGATGTGATTGAGCCAATTTTGAGAGAAAATGATGGGATTGCGATTTTCAACACCACCCCACAGGGGGACAACCACGCTAGGTCATTGTACGAGTATGCAAAGAATAATCCCCGGTGGTATGTCGAAACGCTAACCGCCCTAGACACCAAGGTTTGGGGCAAGGAAGAGCTAGGGGGGATTAAGGAAGATATTATTAAAAGGTTTGAGGCTAACGGGAGGAGCAGAGAGGAAGCAACGGCCTATTTCGATCAGGAGTATATGTGTTCGTTTCAAGCTCCCGTTATCGGCTCTTACTATGGCGCGGCTATCCAAAAGGCCGAAGCTGAAAAGCGTATCGGCAACGTTCCTTGTGATAACAATTTGTTGGTAAACACCTTTTGGGATTTAGGGATGGATGACTCGATGACGATTTGGTTTCATCAGGGAGTTGGCGCAGAGAATCGGTTTATTGACTACTACGAAAATTCAGGTGAGGGGTTATCTCACTATGTTGCCAAGCTGAAAGAAAGGGGCTATAACTACGGTGATCATTGTGCCCCACCCGATATTGAGGTTAGAGAGCTAGGGACGGGGAAGTCAAGAAGAGAGGTAGCGGCGGGAATGGGGATAAACTTTAAAATTGCGCCGAGATTGCCGCCCGATGATGGGATAAACGCCGTCCGTGGGATTTTATCTACTTGCTGGTTTGATGAGGATAAGTGCCATCGTGGGATTCAGGCGCTTAAAAATTATCGAAAGGACTGGGACGAAAAGAATAAAGTTTTTAGAAATTATCCCAAGCACGATTGGTCATCTCACGGCGCTGACGCCCTACGCTACTTCGCGGTTAGCTACAAGAAAAAGCCCGATGACACGTCGTTGCCCGATGACACCAAGTTATTTAATAGTGGTTTTTATTGAGGTGCTATACTATGAACTATGAACTGGCGATTGCCCCGCAGAACATCAAGCCCCACCTTGACATTGAGAACGAATTGCAAGCCAAACGGACAGGTCTCTTTACTTTCACAATTAGGATTAACTCTGGCAACATTGTGGACTTGGCGATAATTGAAAATGTTGACACCCGCACCTACTCTCAAAGAATTATTATCGAAAAACTTA